GGCAGATTGCTTGTCACATTGCGGCGCAGGCTCTCAATGGTCTTGCCGCAGATGGCAAAATTGCAGCCGTCAAAGCGGGTCATGGCCCACATGATAAAGCCCACCGTCATGGCCACTGTCTTGCCGGAGCGGATGGAGCCGTCACAGATGATGCCGTCATAGACCTCAAAGCCGGGCCTATTCCACCAGGTCATGGCCAGGTTTTGCCGGGTGCTCAATCTCTGGTATTTCATCTGTGCCTATCTCCTCTCTGGTGCTTTGGTCAATGACCTCAAAGATGTTATTCTCTGGGGCCTCGCTGCCACCGTTCTTGCTGTCGAACATGCCCAGGTGCTTGGCCAGCAGCTCCAGGGCCTTGACCTTATCGTGCACCTTGACCTCCGTGCCATATTGCCCCTCCTTGATGGAGGCAATGGCCTTGCGCTTTTCATCCGGCAGCTCAGAGGTGGGGGTGATGCGGACAATGCCATTTTGGTTGACGGTGGCGAAGTCAGCACCGTTGGCAAAGGCGATTGCAGCCAGCTCCTCAAGCACTTTTTCCTGGGTGATTTCCACCCGCTTTTGACGCTTGGCCTGCTGCTTTTGGATTTCGGCAGAAACTTGAGTTTTATTGAGTAGTTCCACGGCTATCCGGGAGGCGCTTTTTTCGCTATATCCGGCACGCTTGGCAGCCGCCGTGGCATTGAGGTCCACAAGGTATTCCTGCACAAATCGCTTTTGCTTTTCAGTCAGCTTTGCCATCTCACCACCCCATCACATAGTAAAAGCCGCCCTCATCGGACGGCTCTAAAAAATCGTTAGAATGAAACAGCGGCAAGGGTCTGGGTTTCATCATCCGTCACCTTGCCGCTGCTCAACCAAGGAGGTATTGCATCATCTTGAGGCACTACCCGCAGGATATAGTGTACCACAGAAACACCGAACAGAACGAACAAGTTACAGTTGGACCTCTGTGCCGTCATCTGTTTCCGGCTCCGTGGCCTTGATGTACCTGTTGCACATCATCCGCACGCCGTCAGCAGTGTTACTCCCGCCGATACATGCGGCCACCTGCTGCCACGGCAGTCCATTCACAAAGCGATATGTGAAAACCTGCCGGAGGAGGCTGTCCTCAATGGTGGTGATGTACCTCTCCAAACGGTTGCGCTCATAGATGCACTGCTGGAGTTTGGCCTCAATGATGCCCTTGAGGTCCACGATCTCCGCCGCATAGCGGCCAACACGGTCCCCCACGCCGGAGCTCCTGGGCATCCCGGACAGATCTGACGAACAGGACACCGCCCTGGCCTCCAGCTCAAGGAGGCGCTTTTTGTCCATCTCGATCTCCCGGTTGAGGTAGTAAAGCTGGGACAGTTCTTTCAAAGTCACAAATCAGCACCAGCCTCTCCACGCCACACGGGTTTGCAGTTGCCCTCACCAAAAGTGCACTTGACGGCACACACCCGGCAAGGGTCACCACCGGCCATGACAAAGCGCAGGTCCGCCACGGCCTTGTTCAGTTTCGCCTCAGCAAAGCGGGCACGCTCTTGGGCCCTCTCGCAGTCCACCAGCGCATCCGTGGCATCCTGGACCGGCGCAAGCTCCGCATCCAGGGCCGCTGCCTCCTCTGTGATGCTCTTGGAAACATTGTTGACGGTCTGGAGGGCCGTTTCCAGGATGGCGGCGTGCTGTTTCAGCAGTTTGATATTCAAATTATCGCTCATTTTGCGCTCTCCTTTACTCGCTTAATTCTGGCCTTGAGTGCGGACATGACGGCCTCATGGGTGTCCTGGCGATCTCGCACCGTAGCCATGACATCCTCATCCTGGCAGCCCTGCACCACAAGATAGTGGACGAAAACCTTGTCATAGGGGGAGCCCTGCCGGTATAAGCGGCAGTTTCCCTGGTCATTCAGCTCAAAGGACCAGTTGAGGCCGTACCACACCACATGCTGGCCGCCTGCCTGGAGGTTGAGGCCGTAGGCACAGGAGGCCGGATGCACCAGCAGCACATCAACCTCTCCGTTGTTCCAGGCCTCCTCATCCTCCACGGTTTTGTAGACCCTCACCCGGAGGTCCTTGCGGTGCTTTTTCAGCGCCTCCAGGATGCGGTCACGGTCATGCTGGTAGCCGTAGAAAGTCAGGCAGTGCTCTCCGTTCAACTGCTCCAGCAGCTCCAGATAGGCCTCCAGCTTGCAGTCATGGACCGGCACGATGTGACCATCATTGCTATACACAGCACCGTTGCACATTTGCAGGAGTTTTCCCACAAGAACGGCGGCAGAGGCGGCGGTGATGACATCCTCGTCCACCTCCAGCAGCAGGTCACGCTCAAACTGGTCATAGGCCCGGCGGGCTTTGGCATCCAGCAGCACCGGCACCTCATGCTGGATGAAGTCCGGCAGCTCCAGGTAGTCCTCCGCTTTCATGGAGATGCAGATGTCAGAAATGGCATCCAACACAGCGCTCTCCGCACCGTCTTTGGCCTTGTAGGAAAAAATCTGTGTGCGGCTCCGCTGGTCAGGGTCAAAATAACGCTCACGGTAGGCGCTCAGGGATTGCCCCAGGCGCTCTCCGCAGTCCAGCAGGTAAACTTGTGCCCACAGGTCAATGAGGCCCTTAGAGGACGGCGTGCCGGTCAGCAGGACCATCCGCTTGATGAAACGCCGCACCCGCCTCATGGCTTTCCAGCGCTTGCTCTGGCTGTTCT